GATGAAGAATAGATATAAAAAGCTTTTAGAAAGTATAGGGGAGGATGTCGAGTAATGCGTGCCGCAGACATGCTCGTACTTACCAATATGTTAGCTAAAATTATATCAGAAGTAGATGACTTAAAAGCAATGTTAAAGGAAGCCGTTGCGAATGATTTTCGTAATAATTTCGAGGAGGAAGAATGAATGGATTTACAAGTGATATTAATTTTCCTCATACACATTTTAGCGAGTGTTCTAATCTTTGTTACGATTATAATGCTGATTGCTTTTGCAATGACAATGACAAGAAAGATACTAAAACTAAGAAAACCAAGGACAACTGTTCCACAAGAGACAAAGGAGAAAAGAATGAGTAAAGAGAAAGGCGAAGGAGTCACTTTTAATGACATCTTTATGTTTATGATTGCTGTACCTTTAGTGTTACTATGGGTTGGGTTTGCTGGGTTTGTTATACACAGCGGACTTAATGATAGCAGCGTTCTAGACCAGATTGAAGGATATACAACTTTGATAGCTATATTAGGTGGGCCCGCCCTTCTAATTATCAAAGATGCACTTGATGTCTGGAAACAAGAACAGGCTGAGAAGACAGCATTTTATAAAGTAAAAGCGCAAGCAGTTATTGATTATAATGACAGCATGCAGAAGCAAGCTCAAATGATTGAATCTAAAGCGCAAGAACAAGAACACAAGATGGAGAGTAAAAAATGAACGATTTTGAAGTAAAGGACTTAGCAGAGCAAGTAGAGGGATTACATCAAGTAGTGGAAGCATTACTTGAAAATTCCGATTTACACTTATGCTGCTGCTCAAGCAAAGACGCCGATGACGGCGATGAGGAGGAATAAATATGGCAGAAGACACAGTCTTGAAGGGTGAACACTTCAGTAAGAATAACCCTGACATGAAGTTGTATTTTGAAAAACCTACACAGGAAGAAATTAATGAGATGCAGTGTGCTATGGCAACTACGTCTTATAAAACTGCTGAAGCTAATATGTCGGAAGTAGCAAAAGAAAAACCTATCTACATGGATGGTAGTGACGTTATGTCTACACCTAACGCAGACTATATTGCAGATAAGAAAAACTATGCTCCCGGTAGTTTCAGAAACACACAATAAGGTGATAACATGGTAAACCAAAATAAAAAATATAATATAGATAAAACGTTAACAATGAGAAAGAGTGGTTCTGGAGAGAAAGTCTTCAGTCACGTAGGTGGTAAAACCCACGCTTTGGAAAAACACGCTATATCTAAAGAAACTGCATTGAAGCAGATAAGAGATGTAACCGAGTCCGAGATAGCACGTAGAGAGCATCACGGGCATCACATTGGTTCTAAACAACACAGAAAGACCCCTATGAGGGATTAATTATGGCAACAGACATATTGATGAATGATGGCGCTTCGCCAGCAAGAATCTTACCATTCGTTTGCGCAGAGACTATTACCGCAGGTAATGCAGTCACTATGGATTCTAGTGGAGAACTAACTAACGCAAACACAAGTCTAGGTGCAGGATTCAAAGAGTATGTTATAGGTATAGCTATGTTGACTGCTACATCTGGTAACTTCAACAGTATAATTACAGGACGTGGTGTTCTATGTAAAATAAACACAACTTCTGGAAACGCTGGTAAAGCACTTAAAGTAAGTTCTACAGATGGTAGATTAGAAGATAACACAGCACTAGGTCACACAGTAGCTATTCGTATTGAAGATAACGGAGCAGCTGGATTAAACACCTGTTTAACAGCTTATTAGAATGGCTCCTAAGAAGAAAGGCTTGTATGCTAACATACATGCTAAACGGAAACGCATCAAGAAAGGCTCAGGTGAAAAAATGAAAAAGAAAGGAGCAAAGGGGCGACCAACAGCTAAACAGTTCAAAAAAGCAGCTAAGACTGCTAAGAAGAGAACTTACAAGAGGAAGAAGAAGTAATGGCACCTCGTAAAAAGAAAGCCACTACAAAAAGAAAAAAAGCGAAAGCTATACGCAAAACAACGAAAGGTAAAGGAGCTAACTATCGTAAAACAAAATCTGGAGCTGGTATGACTAGAAAGGGAGTTAAAGCTTATAGGAGAGCTAATCCCGGTTCTAAACTCAAAACAGCAGTTACAGGTAAAGTTAAGAAAGGTAGTAAAGCAGCCAAAAGACGTAAATCTTATTGTGCTAGGTCAGCAGGACAGAAAAAGAGAAGTTCTAAGAAAACACAAAACGACCCTAATTCAAGAATCAATCAAGCACGTAGAAGATGGAAGTGTTAGATGGCAATAACGAAAACAGAAATTTTAACAGTGATTGACGCAGATATAGATGATGTTACCAATAAACTAACATCTTTGATGTCTACAGGTAGTTTACTTAACACTAAAGATGAACTACAATGTGACAACTATACGCGTCAACTTGCTCTTTTAGACTCAACTAAAACATGGATTGAGGCTAACTTATAGGTAAGCTTTATATACTGGGAGTACCTAATTATTATGGGCGCTCTCGCTAGGGCCAAGGCTTCATAGGACGGCATTCGCCAGTGTCCAAGAGAGACCCCAACATATATGGAGATATCAACATATGAATGAAACAACAAATAATACAGCAGAATCAAACAATACAGCTGATAACAATACCTCTGATGACGGTAACCTTACTGCTTTATTGGACACTGTAGAAGAATCTGGAATGTTAGACGCACTAATGGACGACCCATTATTAGCAGCACTTGCTGCACTGGTATTAGCTTTAGGCGCTTACGTCGCTTATACAGTACCAGCAGTTAAGGCGTTAGTCTTTAAATACTTAAAGAATAATGAAGCAGAATTGATGGATTTATTAGATACAAATCTAACCAAAGCCCAGATGAAAGCTTTTGATAAGCTTGATGAGACAGCACAGAAGCATGTTAAAGACTCTTTAGTCCGTAATGTATTAATTACAGCTTGGGATGAAAAAGATGATGAACTTGCTGCCTTAGTAAAGTCCAAAGTCAAGGCCAGCCTTGATGAAGGCAAAGCACTTTGAACGTAGAGGAATACGAGCAAAGATTACGTCAGAGAGTAGGAGAGGCTGAATATGAACGTCATAAAGAGCTTGTCCTGCTGCTGGCGCGCAATCTTGCTCTTGAAGATATTTTGTGGGCGGAAGTTCTTGTATCTATTCGGGATGTTGACGCTAGAACAGAGCTCTTGCGCCAAAGAAATGCAATCGTTAAGGACATACATACAGAATTCAGAGCGTTGAATATCCAAGTCCCTACCGTAGCAGAGAAAAATAGCGAAGATTTCGCTTCAATGATGATGGAGTTAGTAGATGACGATGACAGTGAAGAACGAGTCAAAGACCCTAAGAGCCGCGATGACGGGGAAAGGGGCCTATGATTCAAGACAATTAGAGAATATATTCGAAAAGTGTAGACAAGATGAAAAGAAAATGCTTGCACTTGTCAAAGGTTTTTGTAAATCATACCTTTTAGATAATAAACAAAGAGCTCTAATGTTACGCCCTCTTCAATTAGATATTATCGTTAAATCATTAATTCATCGAGCAGATGGAGAGCAACGTAAAGTAGCTATCTTAGCTCCGCGTGGAAGTGGAAAATCATTCGCCCTGTCAGTAGCAGTAGTTATCTACATGTTCTTTAATCGTTTTAGAGATTTAATATTTGTTCTAGCTCCTTCAGAGGACCAAGCAGCGTTAATTTTTAATTATGTATATAGACATTTCGCTGATAGTAACATGTTAAATAGTCTAGTTGAGAATTATAGATTCCATAACAAACCTAGTATTACAATGAAAGGTGGTACAATAATGAGACGTGCACCTTTAGCCCCAAGTAATCAAGGTCAAGCTATACGTGGACAACATCCAACATTCTGTATAGTTGACGAATCTCCGTTGATTGACGATAAGCTTTTTATTGATAATGTAGAACCAGCTATAGTTTCTAACAAAGCTCCCTTTATTAATTTGGGAACACCTAAATCTAAAGATAACCATATGTGGCGTTACCTTTATGATGAAGCTTATGCTGAAACATTTACAAGATTACACTATACATGGAGGGATGCAGTGAAACCGGGAGCAGCATACGAGGCTCCTTACACTGAAAGACAAATGTTAGATAAAATGACAGAATGGGGAGAGGATTCAGTTTATTGGAGAACTGAGTATGAATGTGAGTTTGTAGAGAGTGTATCGAATATATTTAATCCAAGCAAAATAAAAGCGTGCTATGATGGACATGACATTACTTATCCCGAAAACTTGGAGTCGTTTCGAAAAGGTGACCTACCTATCACTGTTGGTGTTGACATTGGGAAGTCAGTTAATTCTACTGTTATCTCTGGTTGGCAATTGGAGCAGGGAGAAGAAGCTAATCATGCAAGGCTTATCTACATTGAAGAAATCAATCCTAGAACAGGTGGACACGATATTCCATATCAGCGTCAACGTATCATGGACGTTGCCGTTGGGCTGGGTGCTGATAGGGTCATTATCGACGCTACTGGTATTGGTGGTGCTATTGAACAAGATTTACGGGTGGCGTGCATAAATGCTTCTATACATTTTATACCGTTCGTATTTACTGGTGGCCCAAAAGGTAGTAAAACTCAAGCCTATAGAGATTATCAGTCGTATATTCAACAAAGAAGAGTAAAGATTCCTAATCCTGAGTTCTTAACAGGATATGCAGCTAAGTGTGTTAACAAATGGATAAGAGAACATATAGAGTTACAATACGTTATGGATGCAGCTAATAAAACAGAAAGGATAGCAGCACCTGATGGAAAACATGATGATTACTGTGATAGTAGTGTTATTGCTTTACATGCTACACTTACAATGCTTCCAGCGTCTGCTGGTGGTTCGTTTGGTGGAGGTAATGTTTCTCAGAATAGAGCGGCTGGAAAACACATGTCAAATAGAAGCGCAGCGCCCTTTGCACGTGTAAAAAGAAGAAATATGCGCCTAAATAAACCAAATCTAGGTAATATATAACAAAAGCTTTATATACTATATTATATTAATATTAAATAGCCATGTCGTTGATAGATAATATTAGGCGACGTTTTGCAACCACAGGAAGCAATCCGCCGTTTAAAAAAGATGACCCACGTAGTTTCGGTGCGGGTATTATAAAACGCATCAAATTACAGAGACAAGGGGGCTACCAGATAAAGGATTATGAATCCCATATA